AGGAGCTCTACATGCTCGTGGAATATCTTGGCGAGAACGTAGACAAACTAAAAGAACAGATGGAAGCAGAGATACCTATGATATTAAAGAATGATATGGTGATACAGTTTCACGAAGAAAGATTGATAGATTTAGAAGAAAGAAAAAATGGAAACCATTAAAGTTGTATTTGCAATACTTATGATACAGAACGGTTCAACAGTTGAGATGGTTCCAACTGAGGGACTTAGCGACTGTCTTAAACAGAAACGTATTATTTCTCGTAACATAGGCGAAAAACAAGAAGGTATTTATATGCAATGTAAAGAGGTAGAGGCAATAGTTTTTGAAGACATGGGCCGATTAAAGATTAAAAAAATTATAGGAGATTGAAAAGATATGGTAGATACATTAGCACCAAAAAGAATATTTACTCAAAGAGATCTAGATAGAAGTTTGATTGAACCAACACCAGTTGGTAAAAGTATCATGGCACCTGCTATAAATGTATTGGATAGTTCTCCTGATGTTGGAACACAAAAGAGTTTATCAGAAACTCCACAGCCAGATTATGTTGTTGACCAAAACCAAATATTTAATATGATGCAAAATGTTCAAAGAGCATCAAGATCCATGGTGGCTGAAACTTCTGACACAGTAAGATCATCTGAAGAAACTAGACAAGAAAAACAAACAGGTATGCGTGCTGAAAGAGAAACCCCTCAAGGTGAGGGCTTAGTGATGAGACCTGTAGAGTATGCTGCTGAAGGATTTGAAGATAAAGAGATAACTAACCCAGTTGTTGTGGGAGAAAAAGGACCAGAAATGATAGTGCCTACAGGTGATGGTAAGTTTAGTGTATTAGATGCTAAGACTACACAAGGTATGATGATGCCACAAAAAAGACCTAATGATCCTGATAGCGTAGAAATGTATAAAGAAACTATAAGAAAAGAAGAGGGGCTTCGTTTAGAGAAATATAAACCTGTTGAAACAGAAGACCACTTTACAATAGGATACGGACACTATGGGCCAGATGTAGATGGTATGGGTAAAATTACTAAACAACAGGCTGAAGAGTTACTAGATAAAGATGTTAATCAAAGAGTTAGTGAAATTAATAAATTAATACCAGACTTCAATTCATTTCCTAAATCTTTAAGAGATGCACTATTTAGTGAATACTACAGAGGGTCTGTAGCAGGCAGTCCAGATACAGTTAAACTTATAAATGCAGGAAAATACGCAGAAGCAGCTATTGAGTTTTTAAAAAATAAAGAATATGAAAATGCAAAGGATTTAGGTAAACCAGGCATAAGACCTAGAATGGAAAGAGTTGCAAATGAACTTAATAAAATGGCTGGTGGACTAGGATCTAAACCCTAACCCACATCCTTAATTTTATACGGATCTGTATTTAATTTAGGAACCTTATCCCCTTGCTCTCCAGATAATATCTCATCTAAATTTTTGTATATATAATTTAAAGCTGCACCAACTATAGAATCTTTAGTTAGTGTTTCTGATATTTCTTTTAGACTGCACCCATATTGTAGTAGTAAAGATGTCATCTTACCTGATGCTCTCAGCTCTCTATCTAAAGTAGACTCAGTAGGTTTTAATTTAACCCATATAGCCATGGGAGTTATCCCTGTTGGGCTTATTGTGTAGTCGATGAGAGATAAAATTCTTCTACCATCAATCTCCATTCTTTGGGTAACACTTCTCATTCTCATTGGTACTGGTGCTCTTGCCACGTTACTCATTATATCCTTTCAATTATTTTTTTTATATCGCTGTTTAATTTTAATGTGTTTTCTATGCAATGCTTGATTACACTAGCCAGTAGATTAGCATAAAATATTTCGTTTATATTTTCTAGACCATCTTTAATTTTATTAGGCTGAATATAATCAAGTTCTATTGCAATCTGACTACTATCAGTCAGAGATACTTTCATATTAAAAAGCTCTGAATTATTTTTTTGCATTGTCTGTAGGTTTTGCTACAAAATCTGCACCTATCTTAGGATCAAGTTCTCTTAATCCTTTTGATAACACTTCAATACCGTTCACTACTTCTCCATACGGTCTTGTAAATAAGTAACGAAGTATGCTCTGAACTTGTGATCCAGATATAATATACTGCTTGTCTACAATTTGTTGTTCTTGTTTGTTTTCTGCCATTTTATTGACCCTTTCTTAAAATTTTTCTTTCATAACTGCTCAAATATGCAAACATTTGAGTCTTTTAATAGTAACATACCCGACATAATAACTTTTGCATATACGTCTAAGTATGGGCGTTTAAACGTAATTCTCTATGTTTCAACCATCTGGGTACTCCTTTTGTTGCTTTTCTACATCCTGATCTAAAACTTCACTGATTAATCTCTTCAAATACCATTCTGCCTTTTCTAAATCCTGTACAGGCTGACCTTTGTACTTGTATCTAGCCATGTATTTCATACATGCTCCTTTGAGATAACCATGAAACTCTTCTGTTGTCATTGACTCTTTGATAAGATCAATAGTCTCAGTAGTAGACTGCCTATAATGTTTAGGAAAATTAACTACGTCTTCCATATCTTTTCTTTACCTCACTAATATTAACTGTTTCAATATCATACTCTCCACCTTTTACATTTCGTTTTACAATTAATCCAGACCACCATAGTCTTTGTGTATTATATGCGTATGCTTCTCTGTGTGTCAAGTAGCAGCCTGCAGATAGTCCCATAATTTTTTTACCAGATGGCTTGGATGCTATGGCATAGTCTAACAAATGAGAATGACCAGCAGTACAAGATACTTTATTTTTATTTACCAAAGCTCTTGCCATATTCTCTCCAGAGATAGCTGTACCCATAACTCCACTTGGAAAGTTATGTGAGTAATATATGCCATCTATTACTGCAGGGTATCTGTAATCATAGGTGTGCCATCCATACTCAGGATACTTTAGATCATCTATAGATATAGCACCTTCAAACTCTGGGTTGTCATCTACCACACGATCTATTCTATCTTCATGATTGCCTAATAGCATAAATCTTTCAGCGTCATGTTTACCTATACCCTCGTTAAATTTTTTAAGTGCATCATGTGCATGGTCTATATCTTTACGATACCGTCTACCCTCAAAAGATTTTTTCTTTTTGTCGTAGCTAGACATAGAGTCCATACTGGCAAAGTCGCCCATACATATTACCTTATCTACTTTTAAATCCCTTGCCATGCGTCCTGCCCAAATAAATCTTTCATTACTAGCTTTAGGTGTGCAATGGGGGTCTCCTATTACTAAGTGTGTTGTCATTAGTGTAAATCCTTTTTATTAATAAAATCAAAAATGTCTATGACATTGTCATCAGATCCGTTCTCTCTGTCATTACTTTTTTTATCGTCATCATAGTAAGCCTGCATACCGTCAGCGTACACTATGTCAGGATTCTCTGTTGCGTATTTTACTAAGCCTTTGGCTATGTAAGAGCACACATCTCTATCATGAGGACCTTTAGGATCTATAATACCACATGTAAATCCTTTCTCATGTGGTGTGATTATAACGGATACAGATTGAAATATATCTATAGGCTTATCAAAATCCATACTCATACTACCTCTATCAAAGCATCAAGCTCTCTGATTTGCTCATCTTCTTCTGGAACTCCAGACTCTAATAGTTTTTTTCTTTTAACAGCTAGATCATGTAGTGTATTACTTACATCCTCTTCTATCTGCTCTGATAAAGTTTCAATCTCTTCATCAGTTATTCCTAACGGAAATGTTATCATCTTCTACTCCTTTTATTTTATTTTTTATTATATCTAAAAAAGATTTAAAGTCAAGTACAACTAAAGGCTTTCTATTGTTCATCTTTAATACTACCAATGGCTCTAGATCTGCGTTAGATATTGATTGATCATATGCATCATACAATCCTTTCCATGTCTCTTTGTTTTTACACTCTATAGAAAATGGAAATAACTTTTGGGCATCTTTAGATAATTTAACATCAATGCCTGACTCGCCCATAATAGCACACCAAACATCTTGATCTTTTTTTAAGCTAGGGAACGCACAAAGAAGTGCGTCCCTAACCCAGTTTTGTAGCCTTCGCCCCTTGGCTTTTCGACTGCGTACACTAGGAGACATCGTCCTCTACCCTAGGATTATTAACCTCAGTGTACCAAACCCATCTAGGGTTTTTGCCTTGCGACTGCTGTTGTGGTAGCAGCTGCAAGTTTTCTCCCCAACAAGGAAACTTGTAAGGGCAGAAACCACAAGTGCTATTCAATACTCTATTGCCTGTCTTTTGTTTTCTAAAGTATTCTTCTTCATCTTCATAGCACCTTTCAAACTTTTTATTCTTTTGTAAAGCTATGACATTGTTTTTAGCAGCTGTCAAGGCTTTGTCTCTGTATTCATCATCTGCAAGTGGAGTTTCTGTAAGTGCCCACTCACCTGTAGATTTATTAATTACAATCCATCCTCCGAATGGTTTGTTTGCTCCCTCTGCGTAGACGTATCCTTGTGTCGTGTACCCAAACACGTCATCAGTTGCGACTGTAGTGAACCCTCCGTTTTCTCCAAATTTATTAGTAAAAGACCAAGGCGATGCACTCTTAATGTCCCACACTTTATCATCAATTTCAACATCTAAAGAACCATTTATTTCAACATTTTTTGTTGGTTTATATTTTATTTTTCTCTGCTCTGATTGTATAACTACACCTGCAGCTTTCATAACTATGACTGCAAGTTGTTCAATCATATCTCCAAACACATTACGCATCTTTGCGTTATATGGTTGACCTTCGCCTTTTACGCCTTTCTTTTCCATCTGTAACTGGCACAAAGGTCTTCCGATGTTTGATGCTCTAAGACCAAACTCTTTTTTTCTTTGGTCAGTGAACTGCTTTCTGAATGATTCCTTGCAAGCTTCACCAA